TAACTTCTTAGAAGCATACTATGAGTGGTTGGAAACTAATTACAGACTTAGAGATTTAGAAAACCTAGCCAGCGCAGATTCAACGTTAGATGAGTATGTAGAGTATTTTGCTAACCAGTTTATGGCATTGATGCCAAAGACCACGTTAGGCGATCGCAGACTTATGCTACAACATGCTAAGGAACTTTACTTAGCCAAAGGTACTCCGAAATCATATGAACTTTTGTTCAGATTAATGTTTAACGAAGTACCTCAACAAATCTACTATCCAAAGGTAGACATGTTGAGAGCTTCTGATGGTAAGTGGGATCAAAGTACAATCATGCGTGGTTATGATGTACTTGGAGATTCCTTTAACATTGTTGGGCAATTGGTGTTTCAGGATTCTACTGGATTCGGAGATGTCGGTGCTCAGGCACGTGTAGAATCAGTCATCAAATATAACGTAGGTACTAGGTTAGTAACAGAGATTACATTAAGCGCACCAAGTATCATCGGTGAGTTCCAAAGTAATCAAATCGTTAGAGGAACTAGTACAGTTGATGGTACTCAGGTTTCGGTATTATTAATTCCTATTGTTAACAATATTACTGTTACAAATAAAGGTAAGTATTACGATACTGGGTTTCCTATTAACGTTGACGAAGGAAGTGGTGTTGACTTTGCTGGCGAGATTAGTACAGTCTCTACTGGTAGCGTAGATCATATACATGTGGTAGATGGTGGAGATGGCCACTATGTTGGACAGCCTATTCTATTTAATAATAACAATGCTGGTTTCGGTGGAACTTCTTCTGTTGATAGCGCTATCGCTGAAGTCTCAGAGGTTGACTATGGGTCTATACTCTTAGAGTCTGCAGTTCGTTTTACTCCATTAGCCTTTGTTACTACTGGGCAAGAGTTAGCGTTTAAAGGTAGACAATATCGTGTAACAGCTAATGGCACTCTTGGTAGTACTGGTCCAGTTCATACGTATGGAACATATGGAAACGGAACTGCATTTCTTAAGTATGTTGGTAAACCATCTTCCAATTTAACAAATGAAAATGGTACTAAAACATCATTAGAACAATTCCGTATTTACAGAACTGATGCTAATGATAATTATAATTTTTCGACACCACCTGTAACCAATAATCTTTACGGATCAATCAAAGCAGTTCGAATGATAAACAAGGGTAAGCACTACAACAGCTTACCACAAGTTTTTGTCATGACGGACTTTATCACATCGATCTTTTCACAAGCCAACAGTAATATCGTTACAGTTACAACTGAATTCACACATGAGTTGATAGAAGGTCAACAGATTATTATCAACGGATCTGTAAATAGAATCGTTGACGGAACATTCAACGTCAACTCCATCGTAAATAGTTATACGTTTACATATCGTTCTTCTCAGGTGTTTGGTATTGTTGGAACTCTTGCTGCACCGAATAAGAAACAAACTTTATATGCAGATAAATCTATAAACGTAGGTGCCCAGCGTAAACAGGGTACAGTAAAACTTATTGCAACAAGTAATGAAATTGGTGCAGTATCCAAAGCTATCATTAACAACTTCGGCTACTATTATGATACTGCGAAACTTTCTGCAACTGCACCTTTACTTGTAGATAACATAAATGGTTCTTTTGTTGTCGGGGAAACTGTTTCTCTAGCACCTCAATCTTTAGCCACCGAACTGTATGGCAATGAACTTTTATTGGAGAATGGTGATAAATTTCTTATCGAATCCCAGTCAAGTGCATCTGGCACCTTCTCTTCTTATACAGCTGCTACGAATCTAGTAAAACTTTTCCCCGCAAGCGCAAGACAAGCTATCTTAATGGAAGATGGTAGCGGTAATTTATTGACTGAAGAATTCTCTAGTTTCACTGTTGGTAGCGCATGGACACCACTAACAGAAAAGAAAATCGGCGATATAGTTAATTACAACGGTGTTGTTTATGAAGTTATAACACTAGGAACTACAGGTAACGTTGCACCTACGCATATTCGTGGAATTGAAACCAATGGTGGATTGAAGCTAATGGTTGTTAGTGGTGCGCTTAGTTCTGCACGCAATACATTAGTCGGAGAACGTTCTGGTGTATTCACTAAGAATAGCGTTCTAATTGGTAACACTAGCAATGCAACTGCAAGAATTGTAGACAGTGGCGTGGCTGGTGTAGTTGCCAGAATTGGTGCTGTCGGTGTTAACACAGGTAACTTTACAAACTCAGACGGTAAGATATCAGATGGGTCTAAGAAACTGCAGGATAGTTTCTATTACCAAGATTACTCATACGTTATTCGTATCGGTCAGTCTGTTAAGAATTATCGTGATGCGGTTAAGAAATTATTACACCCAGTTGGTGTTGCATTATTCGGTGAAGTTAGTTTGACGAATCAGGTTCAGGCATTGATGCGTCTGATGAATCAAGAAAAGGCTATTCTTTCTAATATTATTAATTTGAACTTAAATGTTCAGACATTAGCCATTGGTAATTGGCAATATCCATCTAATAGATTATTGATCGAGAACTCTGATAAACTAGCTACGATAGAACTAGAAGGTGGTATTAGAGTTGCCATAACTCTTGAAGATAACAATAATCTGTTATTTGAAGATGGGTCAATTTTTGTAACAGAGCAAAGCGGAGAAGAAGGTAGAAGTCTATTAACTGAAACTGGATATAAGTTTGTTGCTGAAGATCAACAATCAATATTTTTCCCTGAACACATACTAAGCGAAACCTACGGATTTTTCCGTATGGAAAATGATGACACTCATGCTAAGAGTAGAAATCCAGATGTAAGAAAAGAGCAGTGGATCATTAGTCTAGAAGATTTTGTTCCTTCGTTTGTTGATGCCGATGTTCTTAAACTTGAAGATGCATTAGAAGATGGTGATGGTATTCCAATCGGAGAAGATAATAACTTGCTATTGGAAGATGGTGGTCGCTTCTTGAAGCAACAGCAACTATCCAAGCCTGCACCAAGTATGCGTATATTGCAGTCTGAAATGCTGCCTCCAGTTATTATACCAGAATTGCCATTAAACACAATTCACTTACTGGAGATGTCACCATCATTATTTAAAGAGATTGTGTTTGGTTTACATTCTAAAGTGAATATGGGGTATTCTGATGGCGATCTTCTTCTTGAAGACGACAGCGGAAAACTTCTATATGAAGATGGTAGCAGTATCAGTGACAGACAGTCTTATCCAAATATTCCTAACGACAAATCAGTTGCCAACATAGTTGTTGAGGTGGTTCCAGGTAACGTTGAATTAGACAATCTACTGCTTGAGAATGGTGAGTTCTTTTTAGTGGAAGACAGATACAAGGCTGGTGTAAATATTAACACTACTATCAATTCTGCTTTGGCTGGTACTAGAACAATTACTGGAAGTGCACCTAGAGCGCAGTGGACCAATGAGTTAACTACTGGTATGGTTATTAAAGAAGGTATTCAGTTTACGTTCACGCAGTTGTATGGCTTTGGAACTGGCGTAGTTACTGCTGTAGACTTTAATTTAGACCCAGTAACCTTTACTATCGAGTTAGATTCTCCACTACCGCAAACTCGTGCTACTACAGACTTTGTTAGTTTAGAATTCCGTCTGCCGAATTACAAGATACAAACCGATCATCAGTCTCAGTTCTTGTATAGATCAAACTTCTCATCATCGATAATGCCAATGGTCAGCGTAAATCCTATCACTGGAGAACAAACCACAGAAAAGATGGAAGTTCGTGTCCAGTCAAGAGCTGGATTTAAACCGAATGGAACAAGTATGTCGTTCCTAGAGCAAAGAAAATTCGGCTTTGCTCCATATGTTTATGGCACTAAGGGATCTATATCTTTAGTTCCAGGTAATACCTATATTGGCGTATCTTGGGAATCTTCTACTGAAGTTTTGACAAAGCAGGTTCTAAACAATGCAGGTAAGGCATATGAGGTTGTCGTTGCTGGCACCACGGGTGTAGTTGCCCCGACCCATACCACAGGTTCTTTGGTAAATGGTACTGCAGAATTACAATACATTGGACCAGCGAAACTAAATAAACAATACCCATCTGGCTTTACAGGCGCATGGGATGACCAGTACCCTAATCCTAACAGGGCGTACTGGAACAACGAAGGCTTGTTACTAGAAAGTGGCGATTCGTTGTTGAATGAGAGCAATGATGCTCATCTGTTAGAATTTATGGAATCTTCTGGCGACACGCAAATCAAAGATTTTGCCCATGTTACCATTTATGACATCATAAATAGAAAGAATAAGAAAACTAATTTCGCAGTGGGTTCATACATAGAAATCCTGAAATCTGCTGCATAAACCAAGAAAAGAAATAGGAGACACAAGTGGCTGCAATTATTACAAATAAATTCCGCATTCATAATGCGCAGTCGTTCAAAGAAGGGTTCTCAGAAGGCGCAGATACTAAGATTTATCTGGGCATCGGAAGACCACAATCATGGGCGAATGAAAACTCACCAGATACACCTTACGACACAGTAGGCGATGAGTATTACAACTGGGACGATATGCTTGCTTTAAAACGCATTCAGTCTACAGATGTTTCACTAGCTGTTGTTCGTCGTAACTGGGTTTCTGGTAAATTCTATGACATCTATCGTCATGACTATAATGGTATCACAACTGGCGTAAACTTGGACTCTGGCGCAGCGACTGCACCTGCATCTTTGTTTGATGCTAACTTCTACGTTATTACTGACGAATACAACATTTACAAATGTATTCGTAACATTAACCCAGCCACTGGTTTGGTAATTCCTTCTACGGCAAAACCAACTGGTACATCTACTGCTGTTATTACAACTTCTGACGGTTACGTTTGGAAGTATATGTACACTGTTGCTCCAGCTGACGTTTTGAAGTTCGTGTCTACAGACTTTGTTCCAATTAAAACATTGGGTACCAGTCCAGGATCTACCGATGCATATTACAATCAGTTCTTGATTGAGCAAGCTGCTGTTGATGGTTCTATTGAAAATATTGTCGTCACTAACTTTGGTAATAATTACACAGCTGAGCAAGGTCCTGTCAACGTTACTATTAGTGGTGACGGCACTGGTGCCACAGCAACTGTAACTAGAGACTCCAATAACCGTATCGTTCGTGTCAACATTGGCGAAAAGGGCACTGGTTACACATGGGCACGCATCACAATTGGACCACCAGCTACTGGTAGCAATAATGCTACCGCAGAGGCTATTATCTCTCCAAAAGGTGGGCATGGTAAAGACGCTGTTGAAGAACTAGGTGGATTCTACGTTATGATGAACGTTCGTTTAGAATATGATGATGGCGCTGGCGACTTCCCTATCGATAACGACTACCGTCGTATCTGTTTGATTCGTGATCCATTTAACTTTGGTACTACCGTTGTATCTTCTTCACAAACTTTGCTTTCAAATAGAACTGCTAGTTACACTGCAACAAGTGGAACGTTTTCTATTGATGAAGAAATTTCTGGTGGAACTACTGGTGCTAAAGGTCGTATCGTTTCATTGAACACTGGTTCTACACCGAAAACCCTACGTTATATCCAAACTAAGAGTGACGCAAATTCTACAACTACTGGTCGTTTGTTCCAAGTTGCCGAAACTATAACTGGTTCTGTTAGCGGAGCAACAGGTACTATTACTGCTATCGCTGATCCAGATGTGGTTGCTGACAGTGGTGATATTATCTACGTTGAAAACCGTCGTCCTATTAACCGTGCTGGTGACCAGATCGAAGACATCAAGATCATTGTTGAAATGTAAAATAAATATTGTCAGTAGATCAATAACTAAGAGAAAACAGAATGGCTATCAATTTTAACGTTGCACCGTATTATGATGATTTTAATGAAGATAACGATTATCTTCGTATCTTGTTCAGACCTGGATACGCTGTACAAGCACGTGAACTGACACAACTACAAACTATTCTACAAAAACAAGTGAGTCGTTTCGGCGACCACATATTTAAGAATGGTTCGTTGGTTGTCCCAGGTTCTGTTAACGTAGATAACCGTGTTCACTTTGCTAAGTTGGATAATGTTTATTTGACACAGACTGTAAGAAACTACCTACCACAATTTGTTAATAAAATTGTTACTGGTGTTGAGTCTGGCGTCAAAGCTCTTGTTATTGATACCTCTGAGTGTGAATGCGTTGTTGATAATATTGATATCCCAACGCTTTACTTTAAAGTTGAAACTCCAGGTGGTGACGAAGGTACTGTAAAGCGTTTTATCCCAGGTGAAACTATCGTTGCTTATGCAGCTGATAATACTGTTGCCAACAACTATCGTCTTGTGACTGATCAAACTTCAGATCTTTTCGTTAATGTTAAGTCTTTTGGTGACAACGGTGTTTCTGCTACAACTTACGCAAATAACTCAGTATCTGATGTACTTGGTTACGCTTTTGCCGTTGAGGTTGAAGCTGGTGTTTATTACATCGATGGTTATTTCGTTAAGAACCAAGAGATGCACTTATACGTTGGACGCTTCACTACAACTCCATATCTTTAGTTAAGTTACCACTAGATTCTACCGATGACATTCGTTTCATCGAATTGTTGCGTGTTGTTCAGGGTCGTGTTCAGAACAAGATTGAAAAAGCATCTTATGCTGAACTAGAAAAAACTTTGGCTCGTCGTACATACGACCAGTCTGGTGATTATGAAGTAAACAAGTTCAAGCTAAATGCTCGTGAACATTTGAATACCAATGGTGATGGTGTTTACCCACCTACTCCAACTGATTCTGTAATTGTTGCTGATCAAATTTATGGCGACGAGGATAAATTTGTTGTTGCTGTAGATCCAGGTAAAGCATATATCCAAGGTTTTGAAGTTGAAGTAACAGCTACACAATTTATCCCATTCAACAAAGCCAGAGAAAACACTATCACTGGTGATGAGGGTGGTCACATTATTCGTGAAGAAGACTATCCAGTTGCAACACCAATCGGTAACTTTGTAACTGTAAACAATGTACACGGTTACCCAGACATTTCTACTTTCCAAACTGTATACCTCTACGACGTTCCACGTAAAACATTTAATGGTACTGCGTCAAGTACTACTTACGTTGACGGTACTCCACCAGCAATTGGTGACAAGGTCGGTACTGCTCGTGTTAAAGCATTCCAACTTAGCTCTGGCTCTTATGCCTCAGATGCTACACAATTCAAATTAGGTTTGTTTGATATTCAGATGGATATCGAACCAACTAGCGGTAATAGATATGACTTTTCCAAATATGTTAAGTCCATTGCTGGCGCAACTACAGGAACTGATGTATTTACCTGCGACATCGTGGGCGAACGATATCAACTACTTGGTGCTGGTACTGTAACAAGTGGTAGCCCTAACGTTGCTGGTATTGGTACACTATTCACTGAACAAGTTAAAGAAGGTGATGTGCTTTATGTGGACGGCACTCAAGTGGGTGTAGTGCATCCAACTCTGGCAACTGGCGTTCCATCAAATATTGCGTTGGTGATGGCTGCTAACTATGTTGGTACAACTAGAACTGGTGTTCTATCAATATTCCGTGCACCTATTCAAGACGCACGTTATGATTCTCTAGTGTTCCCGTCTGCATTTAAAACATTAAAGACATTGCGTGGGCAAGATGCTGATGGTAATGATACCGTTAAGTCTAGCATTCAAACTGTTCGTCGTACCATTACCACTTCAACAAGTGAATCAGGTATTTGGAGTATTACGCTAACGAATCCTTCTGAATTCTTCCAGTCTGCACAAGACCTTTCTAACTATACTTTGTTTGCAACTAATGCCAAAACCTTTGTTAACTTAACTTCTAGCAACATTACATTAGATACTTCGTTACAAACTGTAACTATTTCTGCTTCTCTATCTAATAACACCCAATATACTCTTATTACAAGTATTTTACAACGTGGTGTTCCAGCTGGAGAAAAGACTAAGTCGCTGCAATTAAATGAAGCAGCAACATTCACAGGAAGAAAGGTTGTCAATGAAGCAATCGTGACATTACCTCATGCTGACGTTCTACGTATCGTTGACATTCGTGTGAATCCAGGTAACTATGACGCTTACATCGCTGCTAATTCCGTAAGTATTTTAGACAAATATGTCTTTGATGATGGACAACGTGTAAGCCATTATCAAGCTGCTTCTATTTCATTGTTACCTAACGTATCTCCACCTTCTGGTGCTATTCAAATTACATATGACTACTTTGAGCATACTGGCTCAGGTAACTACTTCTCTGTAGATTCATATGCTGGTGCAATAGCCAACGCTAATAATAACTTTACTTACGGTAGCATTCCTTCATTCCCAGTTCGTGGTACTGACGGCAAGACAACTACAATTTATTTACATGACGTTTTAGACTATCGCCCAGTTATTAGCGGAACGAATACTTTCACTCCAGAGCTACCAAAGATCGGTGAAGATTTTAACACCAGACAAAATCATTTAGAGAGATTCGTATCTTTGGAAGAGACAATCGCCGTTACACCATGCGTGATATCGGTGGTTTGGAAAAGCGTATTTCTAATCTTGAGTACTACGTTTCTCTAACATTGTTAGAGCAAGAAACTAGCACTCTAGCAATTAAGGATGGCGTCACAGGTCTTGACCGTTTCAAGAATGGTTTTATCGTTGATCAATTTACTGGACATGGTGTAGGTGATGTTAAAAACATTGACTACCGTATTGCTGTCGACTCAGCTAAGGGTGAGTTGCGCCCGATGCACTTTACCGATAACTTAGATATTGTTGAAGACGTTACATCATCTGACGAACGTTTTTCTAAGAGTTATCAAAAGACTGGCGACATTATTACTGTCCCATACACAACTTCGCTAACTGTATTCAACCCATATGGCACACGTACTATTGACGTTAACCCATATAAGGTTGCAGCGTTTAAAGGTGAAATTACTTTAGTCCCAGAAGGTGATAACTGGAAAGATACTGATCGTCGTCCAGACTTAGTTGTAACAGACGATAACAACTTCGATGCTATTAAGTTTATGGCAGACACATTGGGTGTTACTGGTACTCAATGGGGCGCATGGCAAACTCAATGGACAGGTTCTTCAACTAGCACTTCAAACTCGGAAAGTACATCTGGTTGGGTAACAACTGGATACCAAACAACAACGACAGTTGATACTGGCGTAACTTCTCGTACTGGTATACAGACTTCTCTACAGAGTAGCGTTAACCGAATCGACTATGGTGATAGAGTTGTAGACATCTCGTTTGCCGAGTTCATGAGAGCACGTCCAGTAACTTTCTTGGCACAAAACTTAAAGCCAATGACTAAGTTTTATGCATTCTTTGATGACGAGGCAGTAACTTCTGTTTGTCAACAGGCAGATGTATTTAAGTTGACACGTGCTTCTGGTGCAACTTTTATGAAATTCGATTTAGAATCTGTTAGAAATCTTGTTGTTGCAACAGACTCTGCAAGAACATATCGATCTCAGGCTGAGCCAGCGTTTCAGATTGGTGACGTTATCACAAACAGTGTACATACTCCTGCAACAATTCAAACATTAACTCATATTGATGCCGCAGTAAACCCACTAGGTTTACCATCTTTCTCGCTAACATTGAATAGTGTAACTGGTCTTGGTGTTGGGCATCATGTTCAGATTTATAACATGGGTGCGGGTGCTTTAAGTAACATCGTCACTTACGATCCAAGAACCAGACAACAGTTTACAGTTATTAATCGTTCACTATTGACATCAAAGCAATTGAATAACAGAGTATTTAAGATCTCTGCAATTAGTGGAACTACAGTAACTTTGGTTAGTTTAGATGGTAAAACAATTGCTCCGTTCGATGCATACAATAAGCTAGCATACAGAGGTACTGATGGTGGTAAGTTATTCCGACTACGTGCATCTGGTGTTGTTATTGCCGATGGCTTAGTTGATAGTTTTGACACTAATGGTGTTGATCCTTTAGTGCAAGACATGCATGTCGTTAACATTAAGAATGGTTTCTCTATCGGTGAATCGGTTACTGGAAATGTTTCCTTTACTGGTTCTACTAGAAATCGTGCGACGATCACAGGTATTAATGGTAATACAACGACTGGAACTCTTCCAGTTATGACAACTCTTGGTGCTGGAATTAGATCTGATGAGGCTGGTAATGCGTTTGGTGTATTCTATCTACCAAACACTGATACCATGAAGTTTAGAACTGGTGAGAAAGATTTTAAGTTGACAGATAACCTTAGTAACTCTGATGCAGACTTTGACTCTCAGGGAACTATTACATATTTCTCCACTGGCGTAACTCTTTCTAAAGAACGTACTATTGTTAATAGTCGTACAGCTAACTTTGTTCGTGACCGTGTGTACGAAGCAATTCCTGCTCGTCGTGTTTCTACTTCTACACGTGTTCTTTATCAGATCGATAGAACACCAAGACCACCACGTCGTGGACATGACCCAATTGCTCAAACCTTCACTATTAGTGCATTGGGTGGTGCGTTTGTAACTCATGTTGACTTGTACTTCTCTGAGGCTGGTAGTCGTCCAGTTACTGTTGAAATTAGAAACACAAACTTGGATGTCCCTTCAACGAAGATTGTTCCATTCTCCGTTATAACAAAGTTGCCTAGTCAGATTTTGACATCTGTTGATGGATCTGTTGCAACACGTTTTACTTTTCAAGCTCCAATCTATTTACAAGATAATGAGTCATATGCGTTGGTCGTTAAGACTGACGAACCAGGATGCCAAATCTTTGTTTCTGAAATCGGTAAAGATGACGTAGTTACTGGAAACTCGGTTACTGCGCAACCACTAACTGGCTCTCTATACCTATCACAGAACAGTAAAGAATTTGAAATTAACCCATTGTTGGACTTAAAGTTCCGCTTGTATAAAGCAGACTTTGTGACTGACACTGTGGCACAGGTTCAATTTAAGACTCAACCTCCAAAGTCGGTGACGCTGTTAGACAATCCATTCGAGATTAGTCCAGGTAATGATATAATTCGTGTACACCACAGACGTCATGGATTTACTGCTGGCGATATCGTCCTAATCGAGAATGTGCAAATGTTCACAAACGTAGATACGCAAGAGTTAAAGTACTACGGCACTGGTAGCAGCTCATATGGTATCCCAGCCGATTTGTTGAATGGTGATCATGAAGTTCTTGCAGATGGTATTGACTTAGATTCTTTCTGTATTAGAATACAAACTCAAGATGAGTACATCGATGAAAATGGATTATCTAGTCCAAACATATTAATTACTGGGGCTGATGGTCTACCAGCTGCTTCTGTGGCTGCTGGTCTTGCACTACTAATTAAAGGTAACTACGGTGGAAGTGGTGTCCGTGCTTCTCGTCAATTATTTGTTGATGCTTTATATTTAAAGGCAGATGCTATTTGTCCAACTGACACAAAAGTTGATTGGAGTATTCAGGCAATGTCTCAAGATGGTTCTTTAACTGGTTATCAACCATTGTCTCAGAACACAGACTTCTCATTCGGTGCTAGAAAGATTATCAGATCCTACGAGAACGAAGAAATTCTTTCAAACAGCGGTTGCTATTCAAAACTTGGTTAACAATGCCACTGAACCCACAACAAATATTGTTGGTATTGATGATAGAACTGTTTTACAGGCAGGTAACGTACTTGCAACAGATATTGATGCTGCCGCAGGTCCAGGTACTATTACCTCATACTTCTTGACCAACGTATTCGGTGCATTCACTAGTACTACAAAATCTTATGATATGACTGCAACGTCTGGAGGTTCGTTCACATTAACATGGTCCACTGGCTCCCAAGCTGCATGGAAATGGGACGGTACTGGTTCGGCTCAAACAAGTACACCGTTTCAGAGATTACAAGTTGGTGACTTGCTATACACAACTAGTACGGCAGCTGGTACGCGATCTGATCCTCTCAACGTTATCGGTATTGTTACAGCTTTGTCTGCTACCACTATAACAATTGCTAGGGCTAATGGAGCTGTTACTGGAACGGCTGCTACATGGGGAACAGCTTTAACAAACCAAACTACTCAATTCTTAGTATTGAGTAAGTATGTCTATGGCACTACTGCTGCAGCGTTCTCAACTAACGCTCCAGTTGGTTCTTATATCAATAATTCTGCAGGAACGTTGATCGGCGAAGTTGCTGCTGTCCCTGGCTCTGGCGGTGCGGTTGCTGGTTTCGTTCAGTTAGAGTTGACTGGCGCAGCGCTGGCTGCCAATGCAAACGCATCATGGTCAGTTTCTACCCCAGTGGCTAAATTGACAATGTCTAATGTAAACGGTGTTGGTGTTATCTCTACGAATATTGATACAGCAGATAACTTACTCGGTATCGTTAAGTCTGGTAAATACCTATACCTAAGTGGTATGCCAAGTACTATCAACAACAAGAAGTATTTGATTACTGATGTTGTGGTTTCTACTGACGCTACGGTTAACGTAGGTAACGAAGAGCGTGATAAGATTACTATTACTTTAGGTCAAGCGTTTGCTTTCCCAACAGGTATCACTTCTTATACGTTGGATCTGGTTAACAATTACATATACCTACAAGGTAGCGGTAAAATAGCAAACGCTTCTACTAGTCAAGAAACTGTTACGGGTAACGGAACGGCAAAGTTTACAACTGAAATTGCTGTAGGTGATGTAATCACTCTACGTGCTACTGGTGGTGATAGCTTTGCTGGAAACGTTCCAGAAAATAACTTTATCGGTTACGTTAGAAGTATCAGCAGCGACACATCCTTGGCACTTGGTAATAGTACGCTGAGTGCAACTGCTAACTCTCCTTTTGCTATTGCGTCTGAACTTAACTACTACATTCGTAAACCAGTTCCAAACTTCCGTATCGCTCAGATGGATAAGTTTGTTGAAGACTGGGCACCAGTTGGTACCTCTAATTACGCAAACTATATAACTAGACCGCTAGTTCTTTCTAATCCAGCAGACTCAATCAAGATTCTGTTTGATTCCAACAGACCTCAAAGTACAGACATTAAAGTTTTCTATAAAGCATGGACAGGTAACGTGGACTTAAATACACTTGAGTATGTTGATAGCGGATTTACTCTTGCATCAGTGGATCCAATTGATGCGTTCAACGAAAGAGAAATTAACATCATTGACATCACGCCATTTACAAGCATGATCATCAAGATTGTTATGAAGTCTTCTAATCCAGCGAATGTACCTAAAGTTAAAAACCTAAGAATTATTACTCACTCCTAATGAATACTATTGCTAAAGTGGCTGACCATCCAGGGCTAGTGAAAGATCTAGCCAACGGAGGTGTGATCAACGTTGATGAACAAAGATATAAAGAGCACTTAAAAGTTAAAGCCATAGCTAACAACTCCGTCAAGGAAAAGAAAGCTATGTCTTACAGCATAGAGCATATAAATGGGGAAATAAATAACTTAAAGCAGGATGTTGATGACATTAAACAGATGCTTCAACTTTTAATAGACAGGAAATAACATATGGCACTACCATATCAATCTACGCCAGTACAAAGCATTCCTCAAACTGATAACTTCGATCAATGGCGTATAAAGACCAACGAAGTCATCAGTAGAACCAATGCACATGAGATCAAGATCGGCGACCTAAATACGCTGCTTGATCCACAAACTAATCTGGTAGATGCCGTAAATTCAGGACGTCAGTTCTCAATTGCCATCACCTTGGCACTTGCGTAATATAGGAACCCAAAATGGCAAACGTATTTAAAAACGAATTAAAGAAAAACGTGGGCACTAGCCCAGTAGTTGTTTATACCTCACCAGTTAGTACATCATCAATTATAATTGAGTTGGATGTTTGTAATACAACTAACGGTGCGGTTCAGGTTGATGTATTGATTACATCAGCAGAAGATTGTACTACAAGCTGGGGATTCTGTCAGCGTTAGATCTAACACTGCATCTGCGATTGACGTTGTAGCGTCTATTCTTGAGGACGTATAATGGCTTATATCGGTAACACTTATGCTGATAGATCCAGCGGATCTAGACCTAGAGATGATTTCATCGGAGATGGTATTCAGAACACCTTTGTTCTATCACAAGGTGTTCCAGGTGGCTACGAAAGTAGTGTTAGAGTTGTCGTTGATAACGTGCAACAAGAACCAATCGAAGCGTATAAAATTGTAAGATTATTACGTTTAACAATTATTAATCAACTTAACGACTTCGTTAAGAATGATGTACTTACTCAAACTGGCAGCGGTGCTACAGGTAGAATCGTTAGCGCACCATATAATGCTGGATATGTTGATGTACTGGAAACCTCTGTGGCGGATTTTGTTGCTTCTAACACACGAGTTGATGGAGCGATTGAAGGTATTGGTTACGTCTCTAGCATTCAACTATTAGATGGTTTCGGATTACAGTTTACGAGCATCCCAGAATCTGGCGCAGTAATCTATACAATCCATGATGGTGGAGAGACGTATCAATTACAGCCAGCTGCAGGCTCAGTCACTCCAGAAAGTCTTTCTGAAAACCTAAGAAACTTTGTAGTGGATAAATTTACTGCAACATCTGGTCAGACAAATTTCGCACTTTCTCAGAACGAGATTTCAGCAAATTCTTTGTTGGTAATTATCGATGGTGTTGTTAAAACTGCGATTGATGATTACACGCTTTCAAACAATGGTGCTGCAGCCACTCTAACTACTGGCGCTTCGAATGGAGCAAAAGTTGTTATTATCCATCTTGGTTTTAGTACTGTTTCTCGCCATGTTATTCAAGAAACTGGTGACTTTACTCCATCATTAAAGATAGGCGGTAACGCTGTTAATATGAGTTTTAGTACCAGAGTTGGTAACTACACTAAGACTGGCAACTTGGTTCATGCTAACATTTCTTTACGCTTAGTTCAGATTGGAACTTCTACAGGACTACTTACGATCGAAGGATTGCCATACTTATCATACGGTTCTAGTATACAGAATTGCACAGTTCTAATCGAAGATTGTCAGCAGCTTGGTGGCACACCTATCGCTAAATTGCCTGTTAATTCAACAACCTTACAGTTCGGCTACATCAACTTCTCTGCTGGTTTGTGGCAGCAATTTACAGAGTCTATATTAAATAACTCTACAAGTATTTCGTTAAACTTCACTTACACTGCTGCTAAATAAGAGATACGAAGGAAAATCTATGGCGATCAGTAAAATCAAGTCCACCTCTCTACAGGACAACATCAAACTACAGGGCGATGTTGTTGACCTCCCAGGTGGCACATCTGCCGAGCGAACAGCCAGCCCAGAGGGTGGTAACGTTCGTTACAACGAAAGTCTTAGAAAGATCGAAGTCTACAACGGTGCAGGTTGGGACTCACTTAATCCACAGGCTTTGCAGATCGCACTCTCCATTGCGTTAGCGTAAACTAATTAGAATTGATCAGAGGAAATAAATGGCTAAGAAACTCATAGCAACAGGTTATAGAATTGATAGAGCAACAAACTCAATCTATTTGGAAGGTAACATCCTACTACAAAGATTGCTGCTTATCACAGATGTAACAATCAATAGAATTATCTACAACTTTGCTGACGAAGGCTCTGGAGTTATATCCATTCAGTATGATCAAACTACTGAAGAAACTCGCCTAGTTTGCCGTCAATCTTTCCCAGAACTGGGTATCAATAATGCAGACACTCTTCAAGTTCTTATTGAAGAAGACTCAACTCAGTTCCGTCCAGATGAGACATTCGTTGACCCTGTTTCTAAATTCCGTGTTTCTCAACCAGAAAACTTGATCGACACCGACTTTGAATATGGTCTACAGACCACAAAGTGGGAAACGCTAAAGCTAGTAAACAACATCCCATCCTTTTATTCAAAGGGTGGTGCGGTTCCAATTACTGTAAATTCTGTTCAATCAAACGTCGGTTCTAGTACAGTTCTTGTTACTGCACCTAGTCATGGCTTGACTGCTGGTTCACCATTCGAGATGACTGGTTTGACCAACTCTCAGTTCGAGGGTGGCTTCATCGTTACTGCTGTTATTAACTCAAACCAATTCACTTACCTGCTATCGTTTAACTCAACTATCAGCCAAGAATTGGCGACAGTTTATACAGCATGTTTGCCAGGTGCGTTCTACTTCGGTTCTCAGATCTCTGTTGTGGATATCGAGACAAACGGTACTAACCCATCGCACTTAACTGTAACTACACGTTTCCCGCATGGCTTCTCATTAAATACACCGTTCTATTTCTTAAACACTGTTGCTGTTTATCGTCAAGATATTCCAAGTGTAGACTTTGTTATTGATGACACCGTAACTTCTGTAAAGAGTACAACATCTACTACTCTCGGCGAATCTACTCAAGATTATCGTGTAACATCAGTTAACCCATACAGATTCTTAGGTAAGAGCACAGTTTATTTCGACTCTTCCAACATTATTACTAGGACCAACGCACCTATCACTTCGGTTCGTAGAACATCTTCTGGTGCTGGCTTTATCTCTACACCTGTTGCAGTTCCATTCTTTGGTACAGCAAATAGTAACACAGTTCCCTTTAATGGTTCCACAGGTGTTAACCTAAACGGTAGCATTACCTTAACTGGTGTTACAACAATGCAAACTGGAGATCGTGTAGAATATCACGCTCTTGGTACTGCTATTAGAGCAAACACAGTTAGTTTGTTGACTAAAGATCCATTGAATTATATCAGCCAATCTCGTTTCCTTGGTTCTCCAGAAACTACTAACGCTGGCGATGCTACTTCTGGTACAAATAATATTGGCGGCACAAACGCAGCGCAAGTAGCTGGTTATTCACCAGCTGCAATGGGTGGACCAGTAAACATTCTTTTTGGCTCTGCTGTTGGTACAACAAGTTGTATCTTGCGTGTGGTATATTCAAACTATTTTGGTAGTATTCAAGTTGGTCAAAGTATTCAAGTATTCAGCGGTGCAACTGCTGTCCTACCTGTTGGTTCTACCATTACTGGTATTACTGATGTAGATCTTACATACAAAGATATCACTATTCAGTTTCCATTCCAATTAGCCACTGCTATTACTGCAATTAACGGAACTGCAGCATTCTATTCAACATGGATTGATCCCACTCAAAATACAATTAGAATTGATAACCATGGATTCATTACTGGCGATCGTGTTTTGTATACGGTACTGGCTGGCGCAACTGCAGCTGCTGGTGCACCTGCTCAAGCAGGTCCAGGTGGTTTAACCACAAACACTGGTTATTTTGTTATTCGTGTTAGCAAAGATAGAATTAAACTTGCAACAACATATCAGGAAGCCTTACAAGGTAGACAGATTAACTTCACCAATATTGGTTCTGGTACATATACGACTGCAAACGCTGCTCGTTTCCTACCTGCTTTAGTACTCACTTCTAGTTCATCTAGCATTTTCCTTCGTGTTGTTTCTAATACAACAAATGCTGTTGTAACTCTACACCCAACTTCTGCTGATGCTACTGCAAACACTAACGTAATTACGTTTGCTGCAGTAGGTTCTAGCGCTGTTCATAACTTGGCAGCTGGACGTGCAGTATTAAGCACAACTATTTCAAGCGGTTCTCTGTCTAATATCACTGTAGTTGATGGTGGTTATTCTTATGATAAGAACTCTTCAGTGGCAATCACTGCGTATCAAACCCAACGCTCTCTATTCATTCCAGCGGCATCGGGTGGCTCTTTATCTAGCGGTTCTACGAATCAATTACGCTTTCTTCCACAAGATGGTGAACCAGCAATCTATACGAACATGTTATGTTCTGGTCCAGGATTCACCAATGCAACCGTACAATCTGTTTCTGGTGTAGACGTTAATGGTCATATTACAGTTCAGTTAACTGCATCAAATAGTGCAGTAGTTAATCATGGTGACATTTATACATTCTCCGACCCATCTCAAACTGCAGCAACTGCAGTTCCTGATGTTCGTGTCAGCTGTATTAATCTTACTGCTCATGGTTACCAGATTGGTGATCCAATCTTTTTTACAAATCCTCCAGGTAATACATACCCAGCTGGAATTACGCCTTCTAGAACATACTTTGCGTACCCAATAGATGAAAATAACTTTGCGCTAAGTGTGGCATTCCCAGGAACTGGTGTCATTCCAGCGTTCACTCAAGCGTTAAGTAATGCACGTGTAGCAATTACAACTATCGGCACTGTTGTGAGTAATCGTAAATTTATGATGACACGTGCTTTCCGTATTACTGGATCAGCAACAACTAATGCTATTCCGTTGGCTGGTGCATTAACTGCCACTTTTGGTCTTACAACTAACGAACCATTAATTATTACTTCTGATGCTACAGCTACTGGTACCTTCACAGGTGTTACCGCTTCTACTGTTGAATCTGCTCCGTACAATAACGCTAATCATACAATCTATTATGCTAGAACGATAGCTATACCGACTGCAGGAACTTCTACACTAACCCTTTCTACCTCGACTGGTGGAGCTGTTAGTGCAGTAAGCACTAAGTCAGCAACAGGAGAAGTATTCGTTACTCCAGTACTGTTAATCGCAGACTCAGACTCTATCTACATTCCAGAACATGGATTCTCTGAAGACGACTACGTTCTTTATACTTCTACTTTAATTCCTATTGCTGGTTTGTCTGCAGCGGTGGGTACCAATGGATATCTAATATCTAAACTATCAAACGATAGAATTAAACTAAAGAACCGTTCGACTTCTGCTCTATTGGATCTACAGTCCTTTGGAACAGGGGAACACATCTTTACAAACACCAAGTATAGCTCTACTGCCAACACTATCAATAAAACAGCTCATGGATTCTTGGCTAACCAATCAATTAGCTATGACTCTGGTGGTAATCCTATTATTGACGGTTTGAAGAACTCTCAGGCATACTTTGTTAAACAAGTTAATAACAATGCATTCCGTGTTTCCGATACGGTCGCTGAGTTGACTATTGCTTCTGTCACTACATCTGGTTTTGGTGCTACACCTACTGCTGCTGAGATTACAGCAAGTAAAACAATGACCGTTGTGTTCACAGCAAACCATGGTTTGTCTGTTGGTGATAAAGTAATTATTGCTAACAACCAATTAGATACATTCGTTAATGGACAGTGGGTTGTTGCAACAGTACCAGCTTCTCCAGTTGTTAATGGTGCGGCTTCTAGTATCACTATTCAAATTCCCGAGTTTATTAACTCTGCCAAGAAGATTGCGCAAACAACTGGCGCTATGGGTATTGCATATCGCTACAAGGATATAGGATTTGTAACTGCAAATGATACAATCCTAACTCCAGTTGCAACTGGTTCTACATTCACTACGGCTAAAGTTCTTGCTAGTTCTACAGTTAAATTAACTGCTGACGTTGATGGTGGTGGTATTGCAACTAACCATTTAATCGAATCTAGCCCAGTACTTCCTCTAGAGTCTAAGGTTACTGGTCTTTCTGGATCTAACATACGCAACGTTATTGTTACATTTAAGCAAGCGACTGTTTCTACGGTTGTTCGTTCTAGTGATGTAACTACAGTGACAACTTCTGCTGCGCATGGTTATGCCGATCAACAGACAGTGACTATCACTGGTGTTGCTGATGCTACATTTAATACAGGATTCACTCCAGTTGTTGCTACAGTGACAGGAACTAATACCTTTACATACCCTAATGTAGGAACTAATGGTTCTTCCACTGGTGGTACTGCTACGTTGGCATTGACTTCTGCTCAAGCATCAACGATGGCTGCTAACGGTATTAATTCTACCACTCTTGCGAATCCAACTGTCACTGCACAAAATGCTGGAGCTGTATCAACTACAGCTACTATCGCAACTTCTGCAACAGGATTATCTAAGGTTGATAAGACTTTAGTTGCAAACGCTGGTTTGGTTGGCGGTACAACATTAGTTGTGCCAGACACTACAGGATTATTTGTTGGTATGCCAGCAACTGGTGCCAGCTTGGCAACTACTGCGAAGATTAAAACTATCTTCCCAACAACAACTGCAACTGCAACTGAAGCAACAGTATCAACAACTACCCTGACCATTGCAGGTACTGTTACTGGAACATTTACTATTGGTATGAGAATTACTGGTGGAACTATTCCAGCGAATACATTTATCGCTTCTGGTACATTCCCAACCTTCACTTTAAACCAGTCTGCAGCTCCTCAAACTGGTGTAGTATCTATTACTGGTACTGGTGAAATGATTGATTTGACTGTAGAACATACAGCTGCCACTACAGCAACTGTATATTCTTTCTATAACCTTCAGGCTGGTCAAGAAGTTTCTCAAACTACTACTAATGCTTCTACCATTGCTCAAGCAACAACTGCTTCTGCAAGTACATTCCCTATCGCTTCTAGCGCTACAGTAAGTGCTGCTGGTGTTACAACCAACTTGTATGTTTCTGGTAATAGAGCAACAACTACTTTCTCTGAAGCGGCAAATGCTGGTACTAGCACCTTTAAGGTAACTACTACTGATAACACTTACACAACAAACAGAGTTGAGACTACTCGCTTCCAGTTGGATAGTGCTTATTCTTCTGCTGCGTTGTTTAACTCTACAGCCAATGCATTCTCTAACACTCGTGTGTTCAACCCAGTTGAAAGCGCTGACGTCAACTTTGGTACATCTACTATTCAGATCACAAACCATCCATACGAATCTGGCGATCCAGTTTATTACACATCTGGTGGTGGTTTAGAACCAAGAGGTTTAACAACTAATTCGACTTACTACGTTATCGTAGTTAGCAGTAACCTTATTCAACTAGCTTCTAGCTATTCTAATGCAACAGCTGCAACACCAATTGCTATTGTTATTGATCAAGCTGGATCTGGTGCTCTACATGAACTTCAATCTGCAGTGTTGCAGGGTAACTCCTTCACTGGTGGCGGTACTCTAGAAGTTGGTATGCATGTTAACATTACTGCAGGTACTGGCACTCTTCCACAAGGTTGCTTGGTTACTGCAAAACGTACAATGGTTGGTGGTACTGGTAATAGAGCTGTAGCGTTTGTAATTAGCACTGGTATTCCAGGTTCTAGAATTGGCTCTGCGCCAGTAGCAGGTCCAGGTTCACCAGCTTTGGGTGCCGTTGCTGTTGTAACTGGCGTGACTATCCGTGGTGGTGTTGGTTCTTCTGGATCTACAATCTACACGAACAGTACAACTGGTTTGGCTGTAGGTATGGTTCCAACTATCGTGGCTGGAGCAACTGCAGGAACTCTACCTGCTAATACTAGAATTACTACTATTGCAGGTGACGGTAGATCCTTTACAATTAACACAGTACCAACTGTAGCACTTGTCGGTGCTCAGATTATTGCTGGTGCTGGTTCTTCTGGTACAACAATTACCTGCTCCAGTACTGCTGGTTTAGTGGTGGGTCAGGCAATTAACGTTGGAACTTCACAAATCGCAGGTGCCACTGGTGCCTTCACTGCCAATACTCGTGTCGCCACTATTATCGATGCGTTCACGTTCACTGTTACTGATGCCCCAAGCACTGCTCTAGTGGCTTCCAAGCTACGTGCTGGTGTTGACAATAGTACTACTACTCTTTATGTACCTTCTACAACAGGATATCAGGTTGGTCAGTTCTTGGCTATCGGCACGGCATCTCAGGGTAGCGGTACTGGTGCTTTCGCTGCTAACACTAGAATTACTGCAATCGGTGGCACTGCTCAGAAACCTACCCTAACAGTTAATACTGCTCCAACTACAGCATTACTATCTGCAACTATTCAGGCTGGTTCTCAGTCTACTGCTGCAGTAATTACTGTACCAACAACAATCGGTTTAAATACTGGTATGACTGTTTCTGTGACTGGTGGAACTGGAGCTTTTGCTGGCGGTACTACTATTCTTTCTATCGACAACGTTAACAATACATTTACTGCTAGTGCTGCGCCTACAACTGCATTGGTCGGTGCTTCTGTTAGTGCCACTATTGCAAACGGTGTTGCAGTTGGTATGTATGTGTATAGCACACAACCTAACTTCCCAGAAACTACAACTGTTACTGCTGTTGATACTGGCACAAATACTGTCACAATCAACGTACCGCATGGTGGTGTTACTGCTGGTAACAGTGTGACATTTAGTCCGTTCGCTCCTAACACTTATGTAACCGCTGTTAGTGCACTTTCTGGAACTGCACCAAATCAATTCTATACAGTAACTCTAAACCAAGCTCACTCTGGTATCCTTGGTGGTACTGCTATTGATTTCGTTGGTTTGCCACCAAGAACTATTCTTGGCACTATTCCAGCATTCGTTGCTTCTAACTGGCCATTAAGACTTGAATTCCCTCAGGCATTGTCTGTTGGCTTGACAGCAATCACCACTAAGGGATTAAACTTCCGTGGTGCTGGTAAGAACCTTGCATCTCAGACTCGTTATAAAACTAGCGGAACTCACATCTTTATTCGTAACTCTGACGCTGACGGTGTTTATACAATCGAAGGTATTACTGAACCGACTAAGTTTACAGTAAGAACTGGTTCTTTTATTCCAAGAAATACTAAAACTTTTGAGAACACTGCTATTGACTTGACTAATAACTGGATCAACGTTACAAATCACAAATTCCGTGACGGCACTACGCTAATCTATAAACAAGGCACTGGTGCTGCAATTGGCACTTCTAGCTATGTTGATATCAATGGCGTTACGCAAACAAATCTAGTTAATGACCAGACATACTACGCTGTGGTTGTTGACCCTAACTTCATTCGCATAGCTACTTCATTCGATAATGCAACTTTGCCAGTTCCTGTAACTTTAGATTTAACGTCTGGTATCACCTCGTCTCATTCTTTTGATACCTTCTCTGTAGTTGGTTTAACAAAGGGTATCGGTACTATTACTGCAACCGAAGACTCTGACATTATTGTTGGTAATGGAACTAAGTTCTTGACTAACTTTAAGGGTGGTGATATTCTTCGCTTCTTCACTGCAGCGAATCCAGGTGCTATTCAAAACTACACAGTAGCTTCTGTTAAGTCTGATACTTCTATCAAACTACGCACAATAGTTCCTGCAGTTGCTGGTGTTACGATTAATCCAATTACCACTTATACTGCAAATGGTGCATTGGTAACTATTGCTAACCAGAACGGTATTAACGTACAAACTATTACATTAAGCAGCGCAACTGCTGTTGCAGTAGGTTACTATATTACTGGTACTGGTATCCCAGCGGGTACTAAAATTGGTACTCTAGTTGGAACCACTGCTACATTGGTTAAGATTAGTGATGGAACTCCATCATACCTAACAGCTGCTTTATCTACTACAGCAGTTACCATTACGCCAGTATTTGAATACTTCATTAATACCAACGTATATGTGAAGTCTTCTGCTACTACGCAGCATCGTCCGTTTGATGGTGGTGTTGGTATGACAACTGGCTTGACGCCTGACTCCAGTATTGTTCGTCAGACTCGCAAGTACTTCCGTTACCAATCTGGTAAGGGTATTCAAGTTTCTATGGCGATTAACTTTAACCCACCTACAGACATGGAAGAATTGACTTCTTCTCTGAACGTGGCTACTGTTAGAACTGACTTACCACATGGATTTAAAACAGGTTCAGTTAACACTGTCCGTGTTTCTGATGCAGAAGTTCCATCTGGACATAATGGTTACAATGGAAACTTTACTGTATCCTCTGTACTTAACGATTATGAGTTTACATATGTGTACGAAAACACTCCATTGATTGGTAAGGTTGTTAGTGGTCAAAATACAATCACTAATATCGTTGACGTAACTGGTGTGCAAGTTGGCAAGACTATACTGACTGGAACCTTTGGTGCGTCAACTATTGCAGCTAACAACTTAATTACCAACGTAAACACTTTGAGTAGAACTGTTACTTTATCTTCTAACATAACAGGAGCATTCGCCCCAGTTAATATCTCTACAATTAGCCGTGCATCCAACGTTGCGACAGTAGTTACTACAGCTGACCATGGCTTAATTACTGGCGACTACGTCACTACAGAAGGTGTTACAGATACTTCTTTTAATTCTTTGTTTGCTCAAGTTACTGTTATTGACAATGTGACATTCCAATATGCTCAGTCAGCAGCTGATGCTACTAATACTTCTGGTACTATCACCAAGTTAACTCGCTTTACTGTGTATCGTTCAAACGGTTCTTCTGTGTCATACGGATTCCCTAAGTACAACTTGACTGGGTGGAATGATGCTGCTATTCGTGGTGGACTATTCGATGCTCAGAATGGTATGTACTTTGAATTCGACGGTGATCAGTTATATTGTGGTCGTCGCAGTTCTGTTCAGCAAATCGCTGGTAAGATTAATGCAACATATCGTTCTTCTCAAATTACTGGTGTTGACACCAAGTTCACCACTCAGTTGAGCATAGGCGAGTACTTGGTTATTCGTGGTATGTCTTATAAAGTTATCGGCATCGAAAGCGATACCCAACTTTACATGCAACCAGAATACCGTGGTTCTACACTATCCAACATCATTGGTACTAAAACCATTGATACTAGAGTTCCACAATCTGAGTGGAGTATTGATAAGTGTAATGGGTTTGGTCGCAGCGGTTACGTTCTTGATTTGAACCGTATTCAAATGTGTTACATCGACTACTCATGGTATGGTGCTGGTAAGATTCGTTACGGATTCAAAGATCAAAACGGTAAGGTTATCTACGTTCATGAGTTTATCCATAACAACAAGTTTGTTGAAGCATACATGCGCTCTGGTAACATTCCAGCTCGCTATGAAGTTGTAACGCAAGGCGAACCAACCTTCTCCCCACAACTATTCCACTGGGGTACTTCTGTGATTATGGATGGTCGTTTCGATGACGACAAAGCATATTTGTTTACTGCGGACTCCAACACTATTACATTGACCAACGGTGGTTCTATCGTTGCAGTGTCACGTGTTAATGGAGCAGGTGCTGCTGCTTATGGTCCAATCAGAAGAGGTGATAACTCTTTCCAAATTCTGACTACTGCATCCTCATCATTCGGTGCTGGTTCTACTATTCAGGTTCAGGGCGATTTCAACTATTTCTACTTACCTTCAAACGCTACGGTTAAATCTGTTAACATTATTCCAGGCACTACGTTCAGTACTGTTACTTTGTCTGTAAAATTTAGAAATGACTTGAACATTCCATCTGCTGGTCAAAACTTTGTGGTTGGTGGCGGTGCTTCTGCTGCTTCTATCGCTGCGTTGTCTCCAGTACCTCTGGTTTCTATCCGCTTGGCACCTTCTGTTGACAACGGTCTAACTGGTGGTCTAGGTTTCCGTGACGTTATGAACCGTATGCAGTTGACATTGAACTCTTGCGGTGTGTTGTTGACCCATGAATCTGAAGTTAAACTATGGTTGAATGCTGATCTATCAGACTCCAACTTCTTGAATAACAGTTCTCCATCACTAAGTCAGCTATACAAGCATGTCCCAGGAGAAACAATTAAGTCAGGTATTCAGTTGTTCTCTTTCCGTGCTTCTGGTGGTAATATTATTAATACTACAACAGGACAGCGTAGCTTGGTTCAGTCAACTCAAACTCTTGGCGAAATTGCAAACTTGGGTAACTCTATCCTAGGTGGAGACGAGGTCTTCCCGAACGGTCCAGATATCTTGACGATCACAGTATCACCAATTGATTCATCTACTATCACTGGTCAAGCACCGTTCCAAGCGTCTGCTCGTATCACTTGGTCTGAATCTCAAGCATAAGGAAACGAAATGGCATATCTTGGAAGAGAACCGCAGTATGGTCTGTTTGAAGTACAGACCCTTAGCCCAAACGGTACTGCGCAACAATTCAATCTGGACTTTCCTATCTCAACAGCAGCTTCAGTGCTTGTTGTTAAGACTGGGGTAGTCCAGAAGCCAGGAACTGATTATGATATTACTGCTGGCGGTTCTGCGATTACATTCTCAGTTGCACCTGCCAATGCAGTAAGTCTATTTTTGGTATACCTTGGAAAGCAATTTCTAGTACCAGATGTTGTTGATGGCTCTATCACTAGAGACAAACTTTCTCAATCTCTAAAAAGATCTTTTGTTGGTCAATGGTTCTCGATCTCCAGTAGCACAACAGTAGTTGCTGGCGGTAATTATATGGTCAACACTAGCGGTGGCGCTGTAACCATAACTCTACCTTCTACACCATCTCTTGGTGACACTATTAAGATTGTTGATGCGACAGGCACTTTTGGTACAAATAACTTAACACTATCTCCAGGTAGTGAAAAGATTAAAGGTATTTCTGGTAATCAAACATTCGTTACGAATGACCTAGCTGTCACTCTGGTTTACTACAATAATACACGTGGTTGGGTATTTGCAGAGAACCACGGAATCTTATAAATAAGTTACAAACGGAGACATTGATTGGCTACTACCGCAAACTTATACGTTGACCAAGGGACAACCTTCAGTACTATCGTTGATTTAGAAAATCAAGATGGCACACCCCTAAACTTAACAGGTTATACAGTGGCTGGTCAGATCAGAAAATCTTACCAGTCTTCTACTGCCATAAGTTTTACGGCTACTGTTCATGGGAATCTTCAGGCTGGAGATGCTGTTAATGGACAGATTAGATTACAGTTAGCGCCAGCCACTACAGTAGGTATGAGAGCTGGAAGATACATTTATGATGTTGAGATAACAAATACCACATCTGGAGAAAAGTTCAGAGTGCTAGAAGGTATAGTAATTCTTAACCCAGAAATAACAAAAATATGAGCACCATAAAAGCCAAAGTAACGCAACAGCAGATTCCAGCTACTCCAGTCGTAGTTAGTACTCTTGGCGCAGAACGAGTTGCAAAACAAGTTGGTATTCAAGGAATCGCTGGTAACGCAGAGTCACTAGCTCTGGAAGAAGCGAATAACGTAGATTCTTCTAACTTGGAAACTGGCTCAATTCTAATATACAATTTGCCTGCAACCAAATGGATTGCATCAAGAAACTTAGTCGCCCAAGATATGGATGGCGGAAATTTTTAATCGGAGATAATAGATGGCATCAATTATTCGTATCAAGCGTTCAGGAACTGCAGCTTCTGCGCCATCACCATTAGCAAATGGTGAATTAGCGTACTCAGCTGCCGCAGGAACGCAAGGAAACGGTGGCGATAGGTTATACATAGGTTTCGGTACAGAAACCGCAGGTAACGCAGCTAACCAGTTTGTCATCGGTGGTAAATACTTTACTGACATGTTGGATCATGTCCATGGTGTTGTTACTGCATCCTCTGCTTTAATCGTTGACGCTAACAAGAAACTAGATGAGTTGAATGTCGATAATCTGACATTAAACGCAAACACAATCAGTTCCACAGATTCCAACGGTAACATCTCCTTAGATCCAAATGGTACTGGTTATGTACAGATCGTTGGAACTAACGGTCTTGTAATTCCAGTTGGTACTACTGCGCAGCAAGGTCCAGCGGTACAAGGTGCGATTCGTTACAACAACGAAATCTCTCAGTTCGAAGGTTACTCTGGTGCTAACTGGTCTTCACTAGGTGGTGTCCGTTCTGTTGACGGTCTAACCTTTATCACTGCAGAATCTACACCATCTTCTTCTGACGACACTCTACGATTCGTTACTAATAATACGTTGGCGATGTCTATTGACACAGACTCGCTTGATATTCAAAGCAAGATTGCTACAACAACATTAAATGCTACAACAGTATCTTCAACTACATCTAGCGGTGCATTGGTTGTTGTTGGTGGTGTTGGTATTGGTGGAAACTTAAATGTTGGTGGTAACTTTGGTCTAACTGGCGATATTGCTCTAAATGGTGACGTAGCTATTAATGGTGGCGATTTATTCTCCACTGCTGCTACATTTAACCTTTTAAATAAAGACTCTTCTGCTTCCTCTACCAACGATGGTCCAGCTACTGTAAACGCTTTCCTTGGCGCAACAACAGTAAGTATCGGTGCAGCAACTGGTACCACAACAATCAACAATAATGCTCAGGTAAATGGAACATTAAATGTTGATGGTACCACTCAACTAGATGGCGCAGTTACTATTGCTGCATCTGGAACACGTTCCAACCTAACAGTTTACGGTGCAGTAATTGATATCTCTGCAACTGCAAACAGCACGTTCGGTGTTACTGCTGCAACTGGCACTGCCATTACTCAGGTTATCCAATCTACCAACTCGGTTGGTGATGCGCACTTAGACATTAACGTCAAGAACGACTTTACTCTTGACGCTACTTCAGTTTCTATTGACTCTACAGACAATAGCAACTTAACGATGACATCTAACAATGCATCGAACAAGACTTTAACTATCGATGCAATTAACAGTGGCGCTGGTGAAGCGATTATTGCTGTTGGTTCTAACTCTACTGACAAGGTAAACATTACCTCTGAAGGTACAGCTGGTATGATCTTGTTGACTTCTAACGAAGTCCAAGCTGACGTAAATACTCTAGATATTAATGCCAAGAACGTTACTATCGATACCGTTGGTTCTGGTAATAGTCTTATTGCTACAACTACCGCTGCCACAGTCAATGCTACTACAGTAACCTTCCAAGGTACTGCTGGCGCTGGTACTGACATGACGTTGACCATGACTGGTCAACTGAACGTAGATAATGTTCGCATCGATGGTAACACCATCTTTACAACTGATAATTCAAATACACTTTACCTTGATCCTGCTCCAATGGCAGACAATGGTGGCACGGTTGTAATTAAAGGTAACTTGCAAGTTGATGGTACTACAACTACTGTTAACTCTACAACTGTTACTATTGACGATCCAGTATTCTCTCTAGGCGGTGATACCACTCCTAGCGCTGACGATAACTTAGATCGTGGTATCGACTTTAAGTGGCATAATGGCACTGATGCTAGACTAGGTTTCTTTGGTTACGACGACTCCGCTGCTGAATTTACCTTCATTTCTGATGCCGATTTAACTGGTGGTGTTTATACTCCAAGAGTCGCTGGTGTTTTTGGTAACTTACGTTTCAGCAAGTTGACTCTTGTTGATACTACTGAAGCTACTACAACTACCGCTGCTTCCATGGTTCTTGCTGGTGGCTTGGGTATTGCCAAAGATATTAGAACTGCTGCCGACATTATCGGTGCTGGTCCTGCTACCTCAGATATTGATGGATTCAATATCGATGGTGGAACGTACTAAATAGATTATAGTAAAAGGGAGTTTTTACTCCCTTAAATTTTTAGGAGTTTTCACTCCAATGTCAGGTGATCACCTTTATTAAGGAATGCGATGGCTAATAGAATCATTCTTAAAAAGACTTCCGTCCCAGGAAAAGTCCCAGTCACAACCATTGAAGACGCAGAAGCAGGTTTAGCATATGGCGAACTTGCAATTAACTACGCAGACGGTAAACTTTTTTATCGTAGTGCTGGTAACGTCATTGGTCAGATTGGTGGCGGTGCTGGTGGCGGTGGCGGTGGTGGAACTCTCCGTGTGTTTCAGCGTGGCGATGTCGTTCAAGAAGATGCTGTTGTTGTTACTGTTACTTCTGGTGTACTTGGTGTTGTTTGTAGACTTGTTACAAATTCTTCTGGTATAATTGGAGTCTCAGTATAATGGCAAATCGTTTTCCTTTAGTCGTAACTACTGGCGCATCAAATGCCGTAGCAGAATTAGCCTCTGGCGACAACCTAAACTTAACAGGTAATAACATTATCGTCAACACAGACAAGCTGTTGACGTTACCAACTACTGCTGACACTCTGGTCGGTAGAGATACTACAGATACTCTTACAAACAAGACGTTATCTCAGGCAGTATTATTCGCTCCAAGAATCCAAGACACTTCTTCAGACCATAGGTACATCTTCGGTGTATCTGAATTGGCTGCAGATAGAACTGTAACTTTGCCACTATTAGGCGCAAACGACACATTCGTTTTTCAAGCATTTACACAAACTCTTACAAACAAGACGCTAACTGATCCTACACTTAATGTTGGTGGCGGTGTTCTTGTTCTTCCACAAGGTACGACACCTGCTCAGACAGCTGAAGGTTCGATCTTCTGGGATACTGATGATAACCTATTGTCAATCGGCGACGGTGCTGCACGCAAAGTATTTGTTGATACAAATTCTACTCAGACTCTATCTGGTAAGACAATAAACAATTTAACTATCACTGGAACATTAACTGCTGGCGGTAGCGCAGGAGTTAATAACTACGTTCTTAAGTCTACAGGAACTGGTATTCAGTGGGTACAATCTTCAGACGCTATTGCAATCACCGATACCACAAATGCAACTGGTACTGTTTACCCATTAATGGTAAACGAAACAACTGGTACTCTGGTTGATGTTGACATTCTTACGACTAAGTTTAGTATTGATGGTCCGACTGGCGATGTGTCTCTTGGTAGTACTACTGTTGGAACTGCTACAGCTGGTGCACTAAAGGTTACTGGTGGCGTAAGAGCTGGTAATTTACACATCACTGGAAGTAGTGCAGTTTCAGTTTTAAGTGAAACTTCTTTAACATACAATACTGGTTTTAATACTAGCGCTACTGGCGCTTATTCATTATCATTTGCAGTAACAGCATTAAACGCATTTGGTGAGACTTTAGGAACTGCAAGTTCTGTTCGTTATTATTATGCTCCTACTAGTGGTACAACAAGCCATACAGCAACAGTAACATGGAGTGCTGTTTCTGGTGCAACTTCTTATAAAGTTTATAGAAAAACATTCAGCCCCGCAACATGGTTCTTAGTTGAAACTGTACCTGCAGCAAATACTAGGACACATACCACAACTTTTGCTAACGCTAGAACTACAAATTTCTCCACAGCAAACGCTTCTGCTGGTGGAATATATGGGCAAAATGGTAGTACTTATTTTTATTTGTCAACAGCATTAAGTCCAGTAAATGGAACTTCTAGTGGATCAGCAAATACACCAAAAACTTCAAACACAACAGTTATATTCCCAGTAGAAGTTGTTGGAACTATCAGCGCAACCTCGTTAAGACTAAGCGCAGCAACTCCACTATTAAATTCTTCTGGTACTGCATTGGAATTTGTACCTAAATATGATGTATCTGTGTTTACTGGTGATGGAACCAATCAAATATTTACGCTTGGTTATAGTCCTCTTGAAAATGAAATCTTTGTTACTGTGGCTGGTGTTCCACAAACCCCTGGATCTAGTTACGCTTACTACACGACTCAAAATTTTATTGTATTCACTGAAGCACCTAACCCAGCTGACAGAATAGTTGTTAGATCTCTGATAATGAAAGTCAGAGGTAGTTGAAAATGATAAATAGAAAACAAATTGTAAATTGGAGAAAAAATGTCTCTTGACGTATTAAAAGCAAACCGAATCGCTGGCTCAGTTACTATTGAACCAAACGAGACCATCTATGATCCAGTATCAAAGATGCGTGTCTCTACGCCATCTAACTTGATCGACACCGACTTTGAATATGGTTTGCAATCTTCAAAATGGGAAACCTTGGAGTTGATTAATAACATCCCAACGTTCTTCGCACGTGACGGTTCTCTAAGTTTAAGTATCACTGGTATGTCTGCCATATCAGGAAGTAATACAATCTCCGTAACCTGTTCTGAAGAACATGGTCTTGTAGTCGGTAACTCTATTATCGTTAAAGGTGCAAACCTTGCTTTCGCCGATGGCACTTACGTTGTATTGACAACTCCAACCCTAAACACATTTACATATCGTGCAAGACGTGCGTCTTCATTTACAGGTTCTATCAGAGACGAAGCCACAGAGATTTACTTGGCTTCTCTTTACCAAGGTACAGAATTTAAGTTAGAATCTCTTGGCGCTATCGCAACAGATGGTGCAAGCCCATCTACCATTACAATCACAACAAATGGTCCACACGGATTTTCAACTGGGTCAACGTTCATTCTACTGAACAGCTTAACTTCACAACAAATTACATTCGACTCTCGTTTAGTCATCTCTTTGATCTATACAGAAACGCAAGCTATTGTAAGAACTGATGATTCGCCTACTCCTAATGGTGGTGGTTATATCGATCAGGCATCTATTACCTTTGGTACTTCTGGTGTTGTAGATCCAGGTATTGCTGGTATGACGTTAATTCTTGATGGTGACACAGCACCAGGATCTAATAACGGTATTGACTTTGGTACTGTTCGTGTTATGTTCCCAGAAGCAATGCCGTTTAAAATCTTTGATGAAACTTTTGATCGTGTTTGGGTTAATGCTGATGGTCAAGTGACATTCACAAACGATATTACCTTGGTGGGTACTGGTCCATTCGTTAGCAGCTCCAATGAAGTAGGTGTTCCTCGTATTAATTTTGTATCAGGTGATCATCGCCTTAAGAAACTATACATGTCTGCCACTACCACTAGCACGAGAATTAGATGGGAAGGTCGTGAGTGGAACGATGGCGGTGCTGCAGCTACAATTATCTGGGAACTAACTTTTGATTGCGAAAACGACACAATTGATGCAAGACTAATTAAATTTACTCCGATAAGTAATTCTGCATCTTCTTATGATTTTAAAGTTATTGGTCGCAATAACGAAGCGTTTGGTGCAACAATCAATGCAGCTTCATTCTTTGACGCTGAACAAGCATGGTCAAGACAAGTATTCATTAGAACACAACGTGGTGCAGAAACTACCAGTAGCGTTAACGGTTATAGCGCTAACTCTCTAGACTTAGACAACACTTCTAAGTTTAATCCATATACTTGGACTGCAGATAAATTTAACTTCTCACCAGCTGGCGCTTCACGTCCAACGTTGTTCTTTTCTCTTGGAAAGAATGCATCAGACTTGTGGACGTCAAAAGGTATTCAAGATACCAACTATATTACATCAACACGTTTCAACGTATTGAATTTTAACTCGGCGCACTATCTACGTGATAACCGTCCATACCTGTATAATCCAGGTGTTTTGAACGGTGGTCTATCTATTGCTGGTGCTCAGGTCACTGCTCCTACCGTTTACTATATTCGTACTAAGCCAGGATTCTATAACGGAAGTACCACAACTGGTACTGCTACTCTTAACCAAACTGGTACTGCATCATCATACTCTATCGCTGGAAACACTTTAACTGTTGGCGGTACTGTCACTGGTACTGCATTTGATGTTGGCGCTTATTTGGGTGAAGAATATGGTTATATTCCTTCGGGAACATATATTGTAGCAAGAAACACTGGTACTGGTGGTGCAGGAACATACATCATTAATCGTCCATTAACTGTTGGTACAACAACAAGCACATTAAGTGCACAAAGAAATATCGTTACTGTTGCTGCGACAACTAACATGGTTCCAGGTGCAGCGATTCGTTTCGTCCCAGGTACCGCAGTCACTCCATACTTGGACACTCATATCCAAGGTCCAACAGTTACAGCTGGCCATTTTACAATTGGGCAACAATATACAATCGCTTTCGTCGGCACAACAAACTTTACATTAATTGGTGCTGCAAGTAACACGATTGGGGTAACCTTCACTGCAACTGGTGTTGGTACTGGTACTGGTACTGCCAACGGTTCGTTGGGTGGTATTGGTGGAGGTAACGTAGGTGTAGTTCCTGTATATTACGTCAAAGACGTTTTATCGGCAACACAGATTACTATTTCTGATTCCCAAACAACTAATGTAAATGACTCTTCAACAACACCAAAAACACTCACAAACCCTGTTGCTATGGGTACTGCTACTGTGGGCTCATTTACTGTTCAAATCGGTACCATCATTACGGATTCTACAACGCAAGCGGTATTGACAACACAAGCTGCACGTAGAACTGCTTTAACAGTTAACTTCGGTGTTCAAGCTGCTGCTGCTCGTTTCCCACTAGCTACAGATAGATTTGGTCCACACTCTTTCATGGCAGCATCAAGAGTTTATGACTATCAGATTGCAACAGGAACTAACTATCTTCAGTGTTTAGATACTCAAAATGCTGCAATTCAGGACAATCAACCATTCGTGGTTTGGACTACTGCATTTGGTGGATCAACTGCTTCCACAAATAACTGGACACCATCACAGTTATCCAACATATTGTACGCAAGAAACGTCAACTCAGATTCTCATACAGCACAGGTTGTTCTACCTCCGTATGGTCAAACAAACGGTACTAATACGGCTCCTGGTAATGCCAACTTTTCGAGCTTCAATCAAAATAATGGTGAAGTTGATGGTGCCATTGGAACTATCGCCTCAGCTGCACAAGATGCCACAACTCTATCGTTATCCTTCGATGAAGGTGCGATGAGTATGGTCACTGGTACCGCTGTTACTACAAATATTATTACGGTATTAAGTACAACTGGTATGAAAGTTGGTCAGCTAATTGTGTTTAACCAAAGTGTTGGTGGTTTATTCAGTGGTGCATATTACTACATAGCGTCTATTCCTAATTCCACTACATTAACTGTTTCTGCCACACGTGGTGGTGCAGCAGTTACTCTATCTACCACAACTGCACAACGTATAGCATGCTGGTCATTTGGTCCATTTGCGCCAGCATTAGGTGCACAATATTACTACGGCGGTGGCGGTGACCCAGCTGCCACTTTCTTAGGTGCAGGAAACGTAACTTCTATCGTGACTGGAACTTCAACTTCTGGTAATACATTAAATTTTGCTGACAGCGTAGTAGGTCTTACTGTTGGTCAACCATTTACTGTTAGTGCTAGTATGGGCGGTTTAGTCGGTGGAACTACTTACTATGTTAAAACTCTTGGCACTAGTTATATTACACTAAGCGCAACACAAGTTGGTGCAGAATTTACTATTACTTCTAATACTTCTGGTCTGTCGAATACCTTTACCTCTACTGGTCTAAGAAATACACCTAAGGGGCATGAAATTGTTTTACGTAACAATAATACCATATATCAATCATTTGAAGTTTCTCCATTCGGCGAATGGACTGATACTTGGGGAGTTACTAATAAAGTGCGTGGTATTGTAACTGGACACACTGGTACTACAACAAGAATATTGACTATTAAGTTACTTAACCCATTGAATAATGCTATCGCCACTACGCAAACTAACAACGTTGGTTTCGATTTATATGGTGCTGCTTCTGCCAGTATTCTAACTCTTAATACTGCTACTACAAGTGGCGGTTCGAATGTTACTTTAACTGGTGCTACACCAGACGGTTATATTATTCCAATTAATAACGAGATTCCATATGCAAGAGGAAGATCATGGTACTCTAAGAATCATGGATTCCAGAACAACGATTTAATTTTCTGGGAAGGTTCAGCTGCACAAAACGCTGCTTCTTTACCAACTGGTCTTACCAATAGAACATACTTTCAGGTTGATTCTGCCACGACAGATCGTTTCCGTCTATTAAGCGATACTGGCATTGCTCTTGCAGTTACGTCAGCAGCTGGTGCAAACCTTGACACTGCAAACCCTACTGCAGATAAAACAATCACTGCACTTAATACTACTCGTGACACTGCATACTGGCAGTGGAGAACTTCTGCAGTTGCTGCAGCTGGTACTACTCAAACATTAACGCTACCTAGCGCTGCATGGTCTGTTGCTGGTAACGTTGCTGGTAACGTAGTGGTTCCAACCATTACAGCACGTACAAATACCTTTACATGGACTTCAGCTGCTCGACCAACTGGCGGTAGCTTATTAGCCAACGTTGCACACCATGGTGGCGTGATTAAATTCTATGATACCAATAACCAACCATTGAAGATGGGCACTCCATGGGGTATCGGACAAACTTATGTCCTAAACCAGAAGGTTCATTATGGTAATAATCTATACAACGTATCGGTTGCTGGTACCACTGCTGCAGCAGGTGGTGCTCATGTCCCGCCTACACATACTAGTGGTACAGCGACCGAGTATTCTGGTACTGCAGAATTAACATACATTGGCGATTCTCGCTTCAATGCATATGACATTCGTGTTGGTGCTGTATCTGGAACTGCGCCAGCAACTTCAGTTGTTTGTTATGTAATGAATCCAGGCGGTCTACCAGGATCATTCTCCACCACTCCTACCAACAAAATCGTTATCGACACTGGACACTCTGTTCGTGATGAAGATAACTTGGCGCTTGGCACTAGCTGGTTACAAAGCGAAAGCAACTTTGCTCATATCAGAGATAACAGCGTGTTCCCGATGGTTGGCGCACAAATCGCTGATTACTGGGAACATACAAAGATCCCTTCTACTACATTGAAGAAAGGTTCTATTACTGCTGTTACTCCAGGCGCAGATACCTCAGTAACTTACACATTCCCTTCTAACTCTGTAACTATTGCTTCTATCCGTCGTGATAATAACATTGCTACGGTAACAACTGCAGTACCTCATGGTTTCAAAGAAGGTACTCAGGTTGCTATCGGTCAAGCAACTTCCGTTACTGACGCTACCTTTAACAACGCTACTGCTATTATTCTGTCAGCAACATACAATACGTTCACTTACGCTAACACTGGTACCAACGGTGCAGTTTCTGCGAACGGTACAGCTAGTCAGTTAATTCATAACATTACACCGCAAGTTCTTTCTATTACAGCGTTCACAAGTAACTCTCAAGCTAACGTAACTACTGCTGCTCATGGTGTACCAATTGGTGCTGTAGTACCTATTCACTTCCAAGGTTTTGGCGATGCCAACGACTGGTATAATAATTTGTGGGATAACAAAGTATACTACGCTAAAGCAACTACAACAACAGCATTGGATATCTTTAAGGATTCTGCTGCTACTGACCCATTAAGCACAGTGGGGTTTGCTGCATACAACCAAGGCACCCACGCAGGTAGAGTGTGGTTCTTGGGTGCGAAGATTAACTTTATTGGTAACAACCACTACTTCACTAAACGTGCAGCAAACGTAAATGGTGACACAATCTTTAAAGCATCGCATGGCTTAAATAACGGTACTGCAGTAACATATGCCACTGGTGGTGGTACTGAAGTTGGCGGTTTACCTGGAGGTTCTACCAAGTTTGTATTTAACGCTACTACAGATAGATTCCATCTGGCAGATACTGCTACTGGCTGGTCAACTAATGCAATAGGAATTGACCCTGTACAGAATGCAACATCTATGGTTGTTTCTACTGGTGTAATCACTACACTCACTCATGGATTTACAACTGGTCGTCTGGTTCAGTACTTGTCTAGTACACCACCAGCTGGTTTAACTAACGGTGGTTTCTATTATGTTCGTGCGGTTTCTGCAACTACATGTACTTTGTTCTGGACACAAAACGGTGCGATAAACAACTTGGATGATGATCGTGTTAAATTTGTTGGAACACCAACTGGAACAGGTTCACTAAGAGAAGCCCTAATGGTTGACATTGTCAACGAAGGTACTGGTACTGCACATAGTTTAACGACTGGCGTAACAACTGGTGCTATTGATGGTCTTTACACTATCTCCAACGTAGCTCCAGATGGTAACACTAGTAAGTTTACGCTGAATAACCCAACTAATGCTTTAATTCCAAAACGTGTCTTGGGTATTAACCCACAGGTCAACGTAGATTTTTATTGGAATGCAATCTACTCTCTTGGACATAAACTGATTACTGGTACTCCTGTTGTATACAGCACAAGTGGAACAGCGATGGGTCCACTGGTTAGTGGTAATACTTACTACATTATTAAAGTTACCGAAGACTGGTTTAGACTTGCAGATAGCGTGGCAAATGCTACCAACCCAGTCGTTATACCTCTAAACTTAAATAGTGGAAACTTCTTGGGTTCTGGTAACCACCAGTTTGAAGCAGCATCAGTCGTTGGTTCTATCCAAGGTGCGGGTAACATCGTTCTTGCAGCTGGTACTACAAAGATTATTGGTAACAACACCAACTTCTCCACAGCGTTTAAGTCTGGCGATAACTTCTACTGGAACTACCCTGCAGTCTTTACTCCTAAGACCACTACGTTTGTGACATCAACATTCACTAGCGCTGGTCATCTTATGATGACAGGTATGTCTGTTCGCTGGAGTTCTACAGTTACTACACCGACTGGTCTTATTAGCGGTGGTATTTATTATGTGCGCTGGTCTTCAGCTAACGACTTTAACTTGGCACCAACATATAACGATGCAATTGCTGGTACTAACTTGATTGTTGCAACTGGCGGTAGCGGTACTCATACTGTATCTTTGATTGTGCCAGGAAATACTGGTGTGTCTACAATCAATACTGTAAACTCCCGTACTGTTTTGAACTTGGTTGACACTATACCTATCGCAGAACAGTACAAATTACCAGTCAGTTCTGTAAGCACTGTTGTTGGTACTACTCTAACAATCAACTTCCCAATGCCATGTCCATTCCCAGTGGGTTCTGTTATTGTGTTGACTGGTACAGGTAACAGTACGTTGATAGATAACATTCCACTAACTGTGGCTACTAACGCTGGTAGCAACTCAACTAGTATTACAGCAACACTACAAGTTGCAGCAGCTGCAATTGCAACATTCCCAGCGTCTACAACAGCATCTACTGTTAGCACAATCTTCTGCCATGGCTTCCCAGCAAACAACACTTATGACGTAACGTCTAGCTTGTTGCTACGTGCTGATAGCTCTGCAATTCACCGTCCATATGATGGTGGTGTTGAATTGATTGCTACAGATTCTCCAAATGCTCGTGTTATTCGTCAGACCCGTAAGTACTTCCGCTACCAGTCTGGTAAGGGTATTCAAGTATCATTCGCTATTAACTTCAGTCCTTCTGTGCCGATTAACCAAATCGTAGGAAATGGTTCTGGTAGTTATACTGCTACGATAACAACACGTGTTCCGCATCGTTGTACTGCTGGATTGCAGATAACAATCTCTGGAGATAGTTCTGGTGCTTACAATAGTAGTTTTACCATTAGTAATATTATTGATGATTACTCGTTTACAATTAGCACCAGCAGTTACTTCACCTATACATCTACTGGACGTCCAAACTTCTATGTAAACAGCTGGAGTGGTGCGACAATCGCATGTGGCTTGTTTGACGGACAAAATGGATTGTACTTTGAATATGATGGTAGCACGTTAAGCGTTTGCCGTAGAAATTCAACAACTCAGTTAGGTGGAACTGCCACTGTTACATTTAACAGCAACGTTATTACTGGATTAAATACTCAATACCTAACTGAGATTACAGCTGGCGACTCTGTTGTTATTAGAGGTATGTCTTACAAAGTTATTGAGATTACAAATAACTCACAGTTCTACGTACAACCTTCTTATAGAGGTGTGACAGCAACTAACGTTGTTGTAAGTAAAACCCAAGATGTTCGTATTCCACAATCTCAGTGGAATCTAGATCCATGTAACGGATCTGGTCCAACTGGATACAACTTAAATAAGTATGCTATTCAAATGGCTTACATCGACTACTCATGGTACGGTGCAGGTAAGGTTCGTTTTGGTTTCAAGACAACTGATGGTGTTGTTCGTTACGTCCACCAACTAATACATAACAACTTACAGACAGAAGCGTATCTACGTTCTGGTAACCTACCTGCTCGTTATGAAGTGAACACTGGAACCACTCCTACGTTTATTCCTAAGTTGGCACACTGGGGTACTTCTGTTATTATGGACGGTGGTTTTGATGATGACAAGGCATACTTGTTCTCCGCAACCTCCAACCAGATTAGAACTGCAACAGGTGCCAGCGCCAGCATTTCTGTAACTACCGCAGGAACTCCAGCTGCACCATCAAATCCATTAACTGCAAACCAGTTGATAATTGGTCGTGCATATACCATCGCAACTACTGGAACAACAACCTGGACAACTTATGGTGCTAGTGCGAATACTGTTAATACTACCTTTATTGCTACTTCTGTTGCAGCAAGTGCTATCGCAGCTGGTACAGGAACTGTATTTGCAGTTGACAAATGGTACGCTTACAACAACGGTGGTAAGTTGATTGGTGAGATTGGTTATGCAATTGAAATTACAACTCATGCTGACTCATACTTCTCTATTGGTGCGAACTCTGCCATTTCTGGAACTGGTTTAAACGCTGGTACATTAACTGCCAACCCGACGAATGCTACTATTGGTTCGCAACCTTATCTACGTCAGGTTAGAGTTTCCCCAACATCTAACATACTGAAGAATTTGTTGGTAATTAATGCTCGCCCATCATCAGGAACTAACAGCGCTCCATTACTAGCAACTCAACCAAATACATACACTGTTACGCAAAACGTGGACTTGGCAAAAACAATTCCTTTGTTGTCAGTTCGTTTGGCTCCATCAGTAGATAACGGTATCCCAGGAGTACTTGGTGCTCGTGAGATTATTAACCGCATGCAATTGAACTTAAAGGCACTTGATGTATTGTCTACGCATGAGGTTGAAGTTTCTCTGGTACTTAACGCTGACTTGGATAACTTAGATTGGAAACGTGTCACAACCCCATCATTGTCTCAGGTTGTTTACCATAACATCGCTGATACGATCGACCAAGGTTCTACCATCTTTACATTCCGTGTGCCACCTGGAACTACAAACAGCACTCCAGCTAACCAACGTGCTCAGTCATTGACAACAATTGACTTGCGTGAGATTACCACTATGGGTAATGCGATTATGGGTGGTAACGGTGTGTTCCCAGACGGTCCAGACGTGTTGACTCTACGTCTACGTTACATCGGTTTGACTGGTGACGTTAGCGCAACTTCACAGTTTGTTACATCATGCCGTTTGTCATGGACTGAATCACAGGCTTAAGGAAAACAAAATGGCTGCTGTTATATCTAGAGAAGGTCTAAAGGAATACTGCCTTAGAGAACTGGGTGCTCCAGTTCTTGAAATCAACGTGGACGAGGATCAACTCGAAGATCGCATTGATGAGGCAGTAGAATACTTTCGTATCTATCACCATGAAGGTACTGAGAAGATTTATCTAAAGCATCAGGTAACACAAACTGATATCACTAATCAGTACGTTCCTATTCCAGATTTGGTGTACGGTGTTACTCGTGTATTACCTATTGTTGCTGCTACTTCTTCTTCAAACAGTATCTTTGACTTGCAATATCAATTGCGTTTGAACGACTTGTATGATTTGACCAGCACTTCAGTTATCTACTACGAATCAGTGATGAATCACTTGGCTCTACTAGACTTGGTGTTAAACGGTCATCCATTATATCGTTTCAATAGATTACAAGGTCGTTTACACCTAGACATTAACTGGCGTGAAGACATTACTGTTGGTCAATTTATTTTAGTAGAAGCATACCGTGCACTCGACCCAACTACGTTTACTCGTATGTGGGGCGAGCCATGGTTAAAGCATTATACAACTGCATTGTTCAAGAAACAATGGGGTACAAACCTAAAGAAATTCCAAGGGCTACAACTTCCAGGTGGAGTTACCATTGATGGTGATTCTATCTACAAAGAAGGTAGAGAAGAACAGGCAGAGCTAGAGCAAGATCTTCTAAATAAGTCAGCACCTCTAGATTTCTTCATGGGATAATATGGCACGCAATGTCTACTTCAGCCACGGAACTAAAAACGAACAGTATCTTCTTGAAGATTTGATCGTTGAGTCGTTGTCCATTTACGGACAAGACATGTATTATATTCCAAGAACACTTTTTGCTAAGGATGAGATCCTTGGCGAAGATAGACTAAGCAAATTTAAAAGCGCATATCCTATCGAGATGTACTTTGATAACGTAACTGACTACGCTGGACAAGGTAACTTTATTCAGAAGTTTGGTTTGTTCAATGAAACATCAGCTACGTTCACTGTTGCACGTAGACGTTGGGAACAACTTGTTGGTCGATTTGGACAAACTATTATTCCTACTCGCCCATGCGAAGGCGACTTACTTTACTTCCCGCTAACTAAGCATCTGTTTGAAATTAAATTCACAGACCACTTAGATCCATTCTATCAGTTGGGTAAGTTGTATATCTACAAGTTGCAAGTAGAACTATTCCAGTACTCTTCAGAAGATATCTCCACTGGTATTCCAGATATTGATTTGTTCGAAGACCTAAAGTCTTATGGTGAGTTTGGCTTGCTGTTGGAAACTGGTGATAAAATGCTTGGACAAAACGGATTACCTCTTGGTGGTAGCTACGGTACGGATGAGTCTACTTCTTATGGCGATAATATGAAATTTAAGGCTGAGGCTAAGGCAATAAACTTCTCCGCTAACAATCCATTCGGAGATTAATAATGCTACCAGATCAAACATTTTATCATAGCGTGTTAAGAAAGACTATCGTTGCATTTGGTAGTCTATTCAGCAATATTAAAATTGAAAGAACAACGCAATCTGAAGGTGGGTCTGGTGGTCCACCTGAAACAGTGGTTCAAACTATTGATGTTCCTATTGCATATGCTCCAAAAGAAAAATGGCTAGTTCGTCTTGACTCCGATCCAACTTTAGAGAACAACGTCTATGGTGTGTTTCCCAGACTTTCCTTTGAAATCACTGGCTTAAACTACGACCCATCCCGTAAGGTTAGCAGACTAAACAAAATGGTTTGCGTGGGAACAGATTCAACAAGAGAACAGATGATGGCACCTGTTCCTTACAACATAGACATAAGTCTCTATGTTATTTCTAAAACACAAGAAGACTGTTTGCAAATCGTTGAAC